GCAATAACGTAATATCAACATCAGCTCGCTGCCCTTGATAGCCTTTAATCCATTTTGAATTGCTGGATGGCATGCAGGATACATTATAAAAGCCATTGCCCACAGACAAGGTGTAGTCCTGTTGGTAAAACAGCCTTAGCAATTCATTCAGCCGCCAATCATAATCAGCTTGATTCGTTCCACTGATTAAAAAGCTCAGCTTAATCTTTTTGCCGTCTATATAGCCGTCACCTGTGATTGTCGAGCCGTGGCTGTATCCACGTTTTGAAGCTGTTGCTCTTACTGTCAAATCAGAGCATGATTCTAAGCTATACCTGTATGGGCGCTGCTGGCCATTGATAATAAGCGGATAGGTCACCCTATCGTTATATTTTGCTCTCATAAAATCACCCCCGCATTCCCATCGCAAGTGTATATTCAAAATCTGCCATCAATCCGTCATAGTCAGTGCCATTGTTAATGTCGCCGTAGTTGTTAAACTCAACCACTGTACCGCCGCCACCGCCACCGCTGCTTACCGCTCCACCAATGGCATAACCATTATTCAAAGCATTCAGCAAGGGCAGTCCTAGCCTGCGTACAGCCTTAGCATTGATAACATACTCGCCATTGCTAAGCATTGCAGGTATGCTATCGCTAGTGCCCGTCCCTGCACCAAATACAGGGCCACCATTCGCCTTCTGCATGATGTTGCCTGCCGTGATACTGCCCAAACCAGCCGCTGTCATTGCCGCTGTCGCCGCTGCATATGCTGGCGGACCTGCTATAGGGCCTAATGTGGCAATACTCTTTTGAACCGCTGCAGGGACGGCCGCTGATGCTTCTTTCGCACTGTTTGCCGCATTCTCAACGGCTTGTTTTTTGCTAAGCAACTTCTCCAGCACAGCCGCTGCCTGCTTCTTAATCATGAACTGTATAAACATATTGACAATGCTTTTCGTGATGTCCTTGAACACATCGGACAGCTTGCCGCCCTCTGTGATAACATCAGCAATGCCACTTGCAAGCTGATTCTTAATTGTCTCGCCTGCCTGCAGTTCAAAGTCAAGCATGTTTTGCTGGCTCTCCATACGCCAATCAAGTAACTGTTGCCGTAGTTCCTGTTCCTGCTGCAGTGCAACCATTTTTGCCTCCTGCTCGGAATTGAGATACTCCAGGAACTTTTCCCGTTCCTGCTCATTGAATGCAGCATTCATATCGGCCTTCGCTGCCTGCAGTGCTGTCTCAAGGCTGATGCTCTTTTCATATGCCTGCTGGTCGATAGCATCTTTCAATGCCTGCTCTTGAGCAAGGCTTGCCGCATATAACGCATTTCGCTCATCGTACAATGCTTTTGCTTTGGCTATGCTTTCCGCATTGCCTGTACGCTCTGCACTTGCTCTCAACGCCTCTGCTTCCTGCACCGCCTGCAGCTGCTTGCTCAACATCTCGTCAACAGCCTTCATACGTGCTTGCTTCTCTTGGTCAATCTTCGCAAATACTTGGTCGCTGCCCTTTAGGCCTGCAGTCGCTATGTCTAAGCTCATCTTGTCGAAGTTCTCTTGCAAGTCCTTTGTTGCCTTGCCTGCTCTGGTCAAAGCTTCCGAAACTCTGTTGACTTCACTTTCGAGCTGGCCGAAACCTCTACTGCCGCCGCTGCCTCCACTACCTACAGAACCTACCTTCGGGACTGCTAACCCCGATAAATTTACAGTGCCTTTCGGCTTCTTCGGTGCTGGGGCTTCTTCTGTTGGGGCGATTGTCTTGCCCTGCACCTGTTTCGGCGCGGTCTTAAACACTTTGCTGAGGAAATCACAAGCCTTCTGTGCAAAATCCCTAAAATACTTCAAAGCATTATTCAGCCATGCTCTCAAATCGTTCACCCACTCAGGGCAGTATCCTGCGAACTTATTAAACATATCGCCGACCATCTCAACAGCTCCGTCTGCCATTGCATGAATCAGCATCACAATGCCTTCGGCCATCTTTATAACAGCCTGCAGGACTATGTTCACCGCTATTGTTACGGCCTGTACTAACTCGTCCCAATACACAACAACAACACCAATGGCAGCTCCCACCAATCCCAACGCACCAATAACGGGGAGGCTCACACCGATAAACGTTGCCATTGCTGCAGCTGCAGCAATCAATCCACCGACAAGCACAGTACCTAACACTGTACCAACCGCCGCAATGCTTGCTACAAGGGCAGGTGGAACGCTGTCCTTGATAACATCTGTAAAGCTCTTTCCTGCATCCCTGCCAGCCTGCAAGGCCTGTGTGAAATTGCCCAGCTCTGTGCCTACACTCTTTAAAACCGCCTTAATATCAAGACCATCTACAAGATAATCACCAATCACAGCCGCAGTAATGCCTACTGTTTCTTCAATGTTGGCGCAAAGGCCTGTAATCTCTTCAGCAGTTTTGGCCATCATACCACCATAAGTATCATTCATGCCGTCGGTCAAAACCTTTACGGCCGTCAAGCTGTCAATCATGCCACGCTCTGTCATCTCTTTAATTTCTAAGATGCTCTTGCCGGATGCTTCGGCCAACATTCCCCAAGCATCAATTCCGGCATTAGTGAGCTGCATAATGTCTTGCGTCTTAAGTGTGCCGCTAGTCCTAATCTGTCCCATTGCATAGGCTATCTGCTGAACACCTGCAGTTCCCTTGCCTAAACCGGATGCAGCATCACCCAACGTGCGCAGGGTAGGGATAATCTCTTTCGCCGTGAAGCCAAACGCCATCAGTTGCTGGCCTGCCTGTACAACACCAGGAACGTCAAACGGAGTATCAGCCGCAAACTTCTGCAGGTCTTTCATCATCTGCGTGCCCTTGCTGGCACTCTTAAGCATTGTCTGAAATGCTATCTCGTATTGACGCATTTGTGCTGACGCCTTGATGCAAGATACGCCCATGCTGACAATTCCCTTGGCAATATCAGCAATAAAATTGCCCACCTGCACAGCTCCAATAGCATTTATGGACTTGTTTACGCCGTCAAGTGCCTTGCTTGCCTTGCCGCATGCAGTGTTGACCTTTGTTGCGCTGTCCTTTACCCTGTTAGCCATATCATCAAACTTCTTGCCTGCGTTGCTGGCCTTGTTGCCTGTGTTGTCAATCTTCGCCCCTGCATCGCTCGTAGCTTTTGCTGCGCCCTGCATGGTCTGCTCGAATCTCGAACTGTCTGCGGTAATCTCAACTTTAACTTGCTTAGCCATCGCTCTCACCCCCTCCATATAACTCGTCAAGAAATGCACGATCATCATCGGTTATTCGCCCGCCAAATCGCCCATCACTGAATATATCTTTTAACTTCAAAGTCTTTTTTGAGGACTTGCCAGCATAATTCGCAATATACACCGTCACCAATGCGGCCAGCATATTTTCCTGCTGTTGCCGTCTCCACCTGTACCCATTCCAGATGTTTATAACATCTGTCGGCGTCATGTATGCACATTCTTCGGGAGTCTTTTTCAGAATGGCGTAGAAAATCCATTCTACTTTAGAAAGCCACTCTGAAAAAGAAATTACTTCCCCTCGGCTTCTTCTTCCTTATCTTCCAGAGCAGTCAAAATCTCATCGAACGGGCCTCTGTCACTCACTACCAGGCCACAAATACCCAACGCCGCCAACATTCTCAGTCGCAGGTCAATCATGCCGTTTTCTACCTCGGCACAATAATCCGCAATCCAGCTATCCAGCTTGTTGCGGCTGATGCCTCTTTCATACACCTTCAACGAGCAATACAGGCAGGCAATAATTTCAGTGACGCTCCATTGCTCTTTCTGCATCAAAGAAAAAACATTATGGCTCGGCAACATTGCCTCCAGCTCTTCCAATGCTCCAATCGTGAATTTTGCTTCTCGTTCTTCACCGCCGATTTTAATATTTACGCTCTTTTTAATCATCTGTTGTTCCTCCTAAAAAAATAAAAGGGCAGTATAAAATATACCGCCCCCACTCTTAGCCTCTCGGGTCTGGCATTGCATCCTGCGTTTTGGGAGCACCTTTGCCCTTCAAAGTGACGCTCAGAACCGCTGCATCATCATGAGCTGCAGTTTCTTCCATGCTAGTAATGCTATACCAATTAATGACGCTTCGGCCGCCCTTGCTCCATCTCAGCAGGTGTACAGGCTCGTCAGCTTCAAACGCTGCCCATAACTCTTTCACTGCTGGCTCGGTAGGCTTTACAATCAGCTCTACAGTAAGCTCGGTACTCTTCACGCCTGCTTCTGCATCACCATAACCACCGCTGGTCTTGTCGGTCAGGTCAATTTCTTCAGCGCTTGCGCTATAATCTGCGCTACGCTGGCCACCAAGCGTTCCTCCGCTGAACGGCTGAAGGAGGGCGTGGACCCCAATGCTCTGGTGGTGGAACCTTACGCCAACCCCTTCCGCACCTACCCGCTGGTGAATGACTACGAGAAGTTCAAGAAGCTGGTGGCTGAGAAGAACGTGGCGTGCTACATCATCAACACTGGTGACTTCATGGGCAAAAAGGTCCAGAAGGAGGATACGCTGGGTATTCTGGAATCCGTAGTTGAGGGCCGTGCGGAAT